CAATACACTGTATGGGATTAATATGAACAATTTACTGAATCGGTACAGAAGGCCTCTACATAATGCGTTCGATCTGGATGCATTTTTGGCACATCCAAGGGTACTGATCTCAACCCCTATAGAGGACCCCCATAGCTACACCTCTCTCAACCAGTCCCCCTTTAACTTATCAGTCGAAGATGCAGTTAAAGAGCTCCATCCAGAGTTCACCAGCAGAGGAGGAGAATATGAACAGGCTAGAGAATCTGATTTCCTCTACTCGTTCAAGCTACATGTAGAGGTACATCCAGTAGGTGTGCCTGAGTCACAGTCCAATCCTGTAAAGTTGGACATCAATGTTATAGACGAGAGTTTTGACACAATCAAAAAGATTAGACATGACTTTGTAGCCACCAAGTGTATGAGGGAAACAGATGTCTCTTTCAGGGAGATCGGGGTGCCCAGTGGTCAAACTCCTGATTATATAGATAGAAACACAATGACTGTGGTTGAGTTGGCCACAAATGCCTCTGGAGCCCCAAAGAGCATGGAATCATCATATGTTAGCAAAAGAATTCAGTATGAGAATCTATGTAATGAACACAACTTGAACTACATCATCTTGATAGTCACTAGGACAGGGGTTCTGACCAACACCGAACTCAGTCAGCAAGAAGTAGATGATCTGTCATTGCGATGTAGGATCGGGCTTAACATAGAATCTGAGCTAGTTAAAGCTTTCGACATGGACATTAGTAGTGATGATGATCTAAGTAGAAATCAGAAGTTTTGGAAAACAGCCCTTTCGGAGTGGAATTCGACTAGAAGCCTCCCGTCCAATGAAAGTTTCTCCACTGAACTAAATGATCTAGACCGACCCCTCAGTGATGCAGAAGAAATGCATGTTTCATACATACTAAGGAAGACCTTGAAAGAATCCATAGCTCAGCTGAGTAGAAAAGGAAATCCCAATGCCTTGGTGGATTACTTAGCTCACTTCACTGGTGATAATTCAAGGAGCAATGACAGTCAGATAACCATATTCCCCTTAATCTGGCAAGAACCATCTAAATATGGGGAGAGAGGGTCTTTAAAAACCTTGGGTTTCAATAGGGATGTACCACCTCATGTATGGGCTGTTCTAAAACACTGGGATGACAAGCAAAATATGATCATGGAGTCAATCACATATAGCAATTTCCGAATGAAAACCTATGAGTTGGCCAGGGAACAAGAAATGATTATTAGTTCCAAGAAGTACAATGAGACCCCTTCCAGAAAAGCCAGCAAGCATTTGATGAGGGAGTCCTTTAAGTTCACTCCTCTACTGACTCAGGATGAAGTCTTGGGACTTGCTTTGAGAGGTGTGGGGGCTAAGGAATTAGAGGGCAAGCCTGAGATACTGGCAAAGGAGGCGTTCAAGAAAAAGAGCTTCCACCCTGATACTGATGTGAGAGATATTGACAAATTTTGGAATGCTGAACATGACATGGCAGGGTCTGATGAGCTCTCTGAGGCTATATTTAGAGACGATGCTATCCGAATGATTATGGAAACAAAGAACACTTGCGAGGAGAATCTAACATCTCAACCAGAATCAATAGCCCTGTTCTCCCAAGCTCTTCACCATCCCTATAGTAGACTTGGTTCTATGATAACAGATATTTGCACTGAAATATCTATGGAATATAAGGTTCCAACAAGGGAAGGCGAATGGTTAGTTAAGCCTCTAAGGAGACACAAGGCCATAGTTTTTATAAAATGCACTGGGACCCACACCTTCTTCTTCACTGCACATGATAAGGAGTCATCCCATATTCTGGAAACTGGCAAGTTGGGACCTGACTTATGGGAAACTGAGAATTATTGGGTATCAAACATAGTATCTATCTCAGAACCATATCTCGAGCATTTCATTAAGGCAGAGTCTTACATCCCCACTATATATGTTCACCTAATGAGCTCATTTAAGATCCCAGTATTAGAAAAGGACTGGTCTTTCCCTTCTGAATTAAGCAGGACTTTCTCATATATCCTGCTAACATACCTAAACAATAAGATAGACCATGAAGAAATGATAACCAACCTGAGATTCCTGTATATGAAACTTTTCCAGGAAGCAGGGGCCAACTGTAATGATTATGTTGAAAGGCTACCTGATGTGCTGAGGAGTCGTCTAAG